GACGCTGAAGCTGAAGAGCCAGAAGTTGAAGAACGAGAACGAAGACCTTGGAGATATGGTACAAGGGGCAGACGTTGAGAGTTCTAGTCCTTCTTTTCTTTTCTCTAAGTGCCTACGGTGCAAGCACGAGTGACCCTGATGTTTACATCTATGAAAGTGGGCAAGCGTTAATTGATTTAACCGGAATGTCAGGTACAACCAACATGAATGCCTGTGATGACTGTATCTCTGTCTGGAGTCCTAACTTTGGTTTTGATTTTGATTTTTACGGCACTACCTATACTCGTGCCAAGATGTCTACTAATGGCTGTGTGAGCTTTACTGGGCTAAATTGTTCTGATTACACACCGCAACCGCTGCCCTATAGAGATAAAACGCTATACCCTTTTTGGACTGATTTGATTCGCAATAACAGTTCTAAGATGCTGTTTAAATCGTTTAACGATTACGTTGTGTTCGGTTGGTACGGCATGAAGGAATATCAGTGGCCTAACCACAGGGGGAACAACAACTTTGAGGCTATTCTTTGGGCTAATGACAGCTACGAATATCGCTACGGTGCGTTAGATATTGCCCAACATGATGTATTGATTGGGGAGCAGAACACCAGTACAGAGCATCGAACTTACAGGTATTACGATAAGAGCAGCGCTTATCCTACTTGGGACTCATGGGATGCTACCTTTTCGGGTGCTGTTCTGGAAAACGGAGGAAGCCTTTACGCGGCAAGTTTCGCCAGTCAGTGCAATTCAAACGGGCTTTTTTCACCTTCATGCAGTAATTACGATGCTGCGTATTTAGAACAGCAGTGTAGTGCAAATGCCCTCTATAGCAGTGAATGCAGTGGTTATGACGCGGCCTATACCGCTCAACAGTGCAATTTGGACTCCAGCTATGACGTTTCCTGTGATGGGTACTGGGATACGATTTTGACCTCCAATGCTACGGATGATTACACGGATGTCGTAGACGGCGATGACGTAACTGATTATTACTTTGTAGATACTGATGATGACGTAGTGGATTACTCAGATACCACAGACACTACCACAATGGTATCACTGGGCTATGACGAAAACGCCCTTGGTTATGACGATGAGGATTTTTACGGTTACGACCTAGACGGCTACGATGAAGACGATACTTGGGAAGATACTATTGGTGTTGTCGCTGATGACGATCTATTTGCTGGGGATGATGTTTTCTTTGGCGATGATGCTGGAATTGATGAATTACCTTTGATTGCTGATGTGGAAGTCATTGAAATTGAAGAGATTGAAGAGGTCTTTGAGGAACCTGTTGTAGAGGAAGTGTTTGAAGAACCTATTGAAGAGGTATTTGAGGAGCCTGTTGAAGAAGTTTTTGAAGAGCCTTTCGAGGAAATCGTAGAGGTTATTGAAGAGATCGAAGAGCCTGTTGAATTAGTTGAAGAACCAGAAGAGATTATTGAAGTTGTTGAGGTAATAGAAGAGCCAATAGAAGAGATTGAAGAAGTCGAAGTTATCGAAGTTGTAGAGCTTGAAGAAGAACTGATTGAACTGGAAGAAGAGTTAGAAGAGCTAATAGAGGAAGAAGTGGAGGTAGCTGAAGTCAGGGAGCTTAACTCTCCGATTGATGTTACCGGACTGGCTTTAAACATCGTTGCAGAGTCCAGCTCGTTCACTCAGCAAAGCTCATTCACCGAAAGTAGTTCATTCACTGAAAGCTCTCAAATTGAACTGTCTTTTAGTTATGGCGGGGTAGGAATTACCACGAGTCAGCAAGTTAATACCACGGTAGACCCCAGAGCTGAGCTTTTGGAGTTGACACAATCCTCCGGTTCTTCACAGATATTCACCACGCCTCAGATTGATGCAGTGTATGGAGACTCAGGTACGGTACTTCTAGCCATGCAGGAAGTGCGAAGAGAGGAAGTGCAGGAACAGCAGCAAGCTACTCAGGAAGCCCAAAGCCAAGAACAAACGCAAAACTTTCAAATGATGGAGCAAGCTACGGACATTATTGAGATTGAAGCGGTTGAGCAGGAGCAGCAGTTCTTCCAGCAAGCTGTAGAGATAGCCGAGGAAGAAGAAGCAATGGAGCTGGAAACCACTCAAGACCTGAGTGATTCGGCCCAGCAGATACAGTTTGAGCAGGACTTTAATGATGCGATTGGCGCAGGGCAGACTATAGGGCAGTTTCTTTCTAACCAACTACCTGACTTTGGGCAGTTTGACGTTGCACCGCCGAGCGTAGAAGAGCAGCAAACGGTTCGTAGAGCGGAGAATGCTGTACAAAATATGAGTGATGCTGAGATTCAACAAGCGCAAGACTCTCAGTTGGAAGGAATGCAAGATTCGGGTGGATTTGACGATCAGAGCCTGACTATTTTTCTGATGGGCAGAGTCCAAGGGATAGAGGCTTACGATACGAATTTGGTGGATCAGCAACAGTGGTATCAGGACAGAGAAATATACGGAGGTAATGCGCCAGTAGACGGCAATGTACGGGCGTTGCAAGGGCAAGGAGCGCAGACATACCAAGACCTTGTAGGACAGCAATATGAGCGATGATAAAGCTGAAATAGAATTTGCTGGAGCAACCTTCTCAGGCAGTAAATTACTGCTTGTGATACCCCTTTTAGGTGCTATCGGTGGCAGTATGTGGGGCGGGTTTGAGGTATATCAACGACTTCTGGATGCTGAAACTGCCATTACGGAGTACGTTAGCCCTGATTTCTCTAGCTATGACGAGGCGCTGGCAGTGCTTCAGTCACGGCTTACAGATCAAGACCGGATACTCGATACGGTTGAAGAATCATTACGGGCAGAAACCGAAGGTGTTGAGAACCAGCTTGAAAGAATACTGAGTAATATCAATGACCAGATAGACACCATTGAAGCAGATGTTCGCCAAACAGAGTCTATAGCCAGAATTGCAGAGGATGCAGTGGCAGAAACCACTAGAGAGCTGCGTGATGATGTATATGGGCTTGAAGAGAGGGTAAATGACACGCTCAGGGAAGTTGATGCAGACCTTCGTGAAATACGAGAAGAGCTGGAAAACAGGATTCAGCAAATTTTAGACAATCCTTTAAACGACAGTCAGTGAGTAAAAATGGATTATCAGGTTATGTTTAATATTGCGGTGGTAACGGTGGCGTTTTTTGGCGGCTGGATGGTCAATCGTGTATTTGTCCTGTTAGATCGGCTCGAAGAGGACATCAAGCTTGTGCCTGAGAAGTACATTGCCAAGGACGATTACCGCGAAGACATCAGGGATATTAAAGAGATGTTAGGGGCAATATTTAAAAGACTAGAAAATAAGGCAGATAAATGAAAGTTGATTCACACTTATTAGAAACTGCGTGTAGATGGGCAGAGAAGGCTTACAAGGATAAAAACGGTGCTGCGATAAAGATTGAGAGTAAATGGACTTCGACTACCGCTTACATCGTGAAGCAGCCTGAGCTTACCATTATTGCTTTTAGAGGAACGCAAGAGCTACGGGACTGGCTATTTAATTTAAGTGCTATTCCTATTCCCTACGCTGGACGTTTGTGTCATTCGGGTTTTGTGGCTGCTCATGCGTCTGTATGGGGCAAGATCAAGAAACATCTTGATGTAAATAAGCGAACTCTGATTTGTGGTCATAGCTTGGGTGGCGCTCTTGCTGAGTTGTCAGCAGCAAAGCTTCACAAGAAACACAAGAACTTATCCTTAATCACTTTTGGTAAGCCCAACACTTTCTTTAAAGGCTTTAAGCGGCCTATGGGTTTAGAAAACCAAGTGTCTATTGTGTCAGGAAGTGACTTGGTAGCCCGAATTCCAAGACTTTGTTATGGCCCTAGCATGAGCCAAAGTATCTTGTATTTTTCTAACACAGGGGATGACTTTATTAACCCTCCTGTAGAGCTTAAAAAGCGCGACTTTATGAAAGCCAAGAAAGAGGCTATTTCCGACCATTTTATGCCGGGGTATAAAGAAAGATTAACGAAGTATCTAGTGGGTAGACACAGGAGAAAAAGGGGAAATGATTAAGAGAACAAGCTTGCTGTTTTTGGTGCTGCTGACAAGTTGCTCAGTAAGTGAAGAGATGATCGCGAACAAGCAATTATACTGCTCTGAACTTTACAAAGGAATCCGTGCAGTGGGCAGAGTTGCTACAGAAGTAACTACAGGTATAGCGATACCGGATGCTTGTGACACCATTGACGAGATTGTGGCGGAGGAAAATGCTGACGCAACCGACAAAAGTGATTCGGAATCTTGAGGCGTTGATAAAGTTATGGTTGATTGTGTATGAAACTTAAAGGTTTATTGGGGGCATTAGCTCCTACGCTGGTTAAAACAGTAGCTAGTAGTAATCCTATCGCTGGAATGGCAGTCAAATTAGCAGCTAGAAAGCTGGGAATGCCAGAGACATCAACCATAGAACAAATAGAAGAAGTGGTTGAGAACGAGCCGGAAAAAGCAGAAATCTTGCAAGACGCAGAACTAGAGATAAAAAAGCTCACTGCGAATATCGAGGGGTTTAGACTTGAGACAGAGGATAGGCAGGACGCAAGAGAAAAATTTGCGAAAGACCCTACGCCTAAAGTCATTGCAGTTTTGGCAATGTTGGGGTTTTTGGCTTACATTTTTATGGTTACGCTGCAAGCGCCAGAAAGCAATGACGATGCCATTGTCAACCTTGTTCTCGGTTATCTTGGGGGCTTGGTTAGCGGTATCGCCAGTTTCTACTTCGGAAGCAGTCACAATGGAAATTAAAGACATGGAAAAACTTATAGAACAGCTAAAGCGTCATGAAGGTGTTAAGACTAGGGCTTATAGGGATCAGTTCGGCACTTGGCACATTGGCGCAGGGCGAAACATACATCCTGAAGGGCAACATCAAGGGATTGGGCTGAGCATGGAAGAAATTGATTTCATGCTTTCTAATGACATTGTTAGAACCATTCAAGAATTAAGCACAGAATATGATTGGTTTAATGACTTAGAGGACGGTGCAAGGCGGGACGGAATCATCAATATGCATTTCAATCTTGGTCGGGTTCGCTTTGCCAAGTTTAAGAAGGCTATTGCCCATATGGAGAAGGGTGATCACGCGGCAGCAGCGACAGAGTTTTTAGACAGTTTGTGGGCGAAGCAGGTAAAGAATCGTAGTCTGGAAGTGACCGACATGATTAAGACTAATCAATATGTATGAATACACTTGCATCATCCGCAAAATCGTAGACGGAGACACAGTTTATGCAGACGTTGATCTGGGATTTGGCGTTACTTTGCGTGGTTCCGATGGTCGGGGCATTAATATTCGTTTGTTTGGAATTGATACACCCGAATCGCGTACACGCAATAAAGAGGAAAAAAAGTACGGATTACTCGCAAAGCAATTTGTCACTGAGTTTATACCTGTGGGCAGTAAATGCATATTACGAACCAAAGAAAAAGGTAAATACGGTAGATACTTAGGGGATTTTAAGGTCGGTAGAAAGTGGCTTTGTGCGGAGCTTTTGAGAAACCATCACGCGGTGAAATACCACGGACAAAGCAAGAAAGATATTGCAGCAGCACATATCCTTAACAGGCCAAGGGTAAAAACAGATGTTAGTTAAGTACGAATTCAAGCCGGGAATAGACAAGGAAGGCACTCAGTTAACGGCTGGGAGCGGCTGGTATGACGGAGATAAAATTCGGTTTCGTAAGGGACGGCCTGAACAGATTGGTGGCTGGGCTAAGTATTCAGCTAATGCCTTTTTGGGAGTATGTCGCTCCTTGCTTGATTGGGTTGCTCAGTCTGCTATCGATTATCTAGGCGTTGGAACCAACCTGAAGTTTTATGTAAATCTGGGTGATGGTTACAACGATGTCACTCCCATTAGAGAAACGACTGTTGCTGGCGCTGTTACTTTTGCAGCAAGCTCTGGCTCTTCCACGCTTACCGTAACTAATACCAATCACGGTGCGGTTGAAAATGATTTTGTGACTTTCTCTGGCGCTGTTTCCTTGGGTGGAAACATTACCGCTGCGGTGCTTAATCAGGAATACCAGATTGCCTCTATTACCGATGCCAACATCTACACAATTACGGCTAAAGACACCGCTGGAGCCACAGTAACCGCCAATAGCTCAGATACTGGCAATGGTGGGGCTGCTGTAGTGGGTGAATACCAGATAAACACAGGTCTTAATACCTATGTGGCCGCCTCCGGTTACGGTGCTGGAACATGGGGAAGCTCTGGCTGGGGTGGTTCTACTCCTATTGGAGCAGGCAACCAGCTTAGGCTCTGGACTCAGGATACGTTTGGTAATGACCTGATTTTCTGTGTTCGTGGTGGTGGCATCTATTACTGGGATGAAAGCGCAGGAACCGGAACCAGAGGAGTAGCTCTTGTTGACAAGTCAGGAGCAGTGAGTCCTCCAACTCTTGCGTTGCAGGTCATGGTTTCTGATACGGATCGCCACACCATTTGTTTTGGCTGTGATCCCATTGGAAGCACTACGCTTGATCCGCTGTTTGTGCGTTGGTCAGATCAGGAGAATCCGATTGATTGGACTCCGACTTCTACCAATACTGCTGGCGGGGTAACACTTACTGCTGGTTCGTACATTATCGGTGCGATCAAAACCAGACAGGAAATACTTATATTTACGAACAACAGCATTCACTCGATGAGGTTCTCAGGCTCTCCATTTACTTATGAGTTTGATGTGATAAATGAAGGCTTGTCGATGGTGTCACCGAATGCGTGTACCAACGCTGGAGACATGGTGTTTTTCATGGATCGGGGAGGTTTTTACTTCTACAACGGTTCCGTTCAACGCCTTAAATGCACAGTGTTGGATTACGTGTTTAGCAATATTAATACCGCTCAGGAGTTTAAGGTCTTTGCTGCCAGCAATGTAGATTTTTCAGAAGTGTACTGGTTCTACCCGATTGGCAGCGGGAATACAGAATGCACCAATTACGTTAGTTATAACTATCTGGAAGATTCTTGGGCAGTAGGAACTATGGACAGGGCTGCATGGATACCTGCTAACACCAGAACTTATCCGATTGCGGCAACTAACATCGTTTCAGACAACAACAATTATCTCTACAACCAAGAGAATGGCTATGACGCTGATGGCAGCGCAATGGAAGCTTATATTGAGTCTGGTGGTATCCAGATGGGCGATGGTGAGGAGTTCATGTTTGTTACTCGCATGATTCCTGACTTCTATTTTAGAGGGGCAAGCGGAAGCGCTTCAATGGCGGTAACAATGAAAGGTAAGGACTTTCCGCTAAACTCTTCAACTACGTTAGCGACCAGTACGGTTACCTCTTCTACTAACCAGTCATACATAAGAGCAAGAACCCGCGAGTCTATTATCAGGTTTGCCAGTACGGGAACAGGATACGGTTGGACTCTCGGTGATATGAGGTTTGATATCAGACCAGATGGGAGGCGCTAGTGGCACAAAAAACTAACGCAGTAGTATTACCTACGGCTAATACTGCTTATGACTTCCAAAACGAACTTACTACGCGAAGAACTCTAGAGCGTTCTTTTGCGGATGTGCAGGACGATCTTATTGCTATTAGCCAGAAGGTCGAGAAAGAAGAATCTTTGGCCTTAAAGCGGTTTCAGTTTTTGCTGATGGGAGCGTCTAATGGCTGATGCGATCAAGGTACTTGGACAGCTTGATGCAGCGGCTACCACCACAGAAACGCTTTACACTGTTCCTGATCTTAATTTAACGACAGTCAGCTCGCTTGTGGTATGTAACCGCAACGGTACAGCTCAGACATTTCGCCTAAGCGTTCATGTTGCTGGAGCTACTGCTGACGATAAGCAATACCTTTATTACGACAAAGAAGTTGCCGCTACTGACTCGCTGGCAATAATTATCGGAATGACTCTTAACCAAGCGGATGTGGTTAAAGTTTATGCGGGGGGAACTGGCATGAGCTTTAACCTTTTCGGTGTAGAAACAAGTTAGGACTACAAATATGAATATGAAGCCGCCATTAGAGAGAACGGCAAATCAATTAGCCCAACGTGGACGCTTTGGGGATACCCAGCTTGTCCACATGAATCCTGCTGAAGTGAGCGGGTTGGCAGCTATGTCACCCACAGGAGAGCTAACTATTAATCCTGACACTGGTCAGCCTGAAGCTTTTCTTCCTCTCTTAGCACCGCTCATTGGAAGCACAATTGGTACGGCTGCGTTAGGTGGTACAGCTCTGGGAATGGCGGGTGCTGGAGCGTTAGGTTCTGGCTTGGCTACATGGGCAGCTACAGGTGATCTGGAAAAAGGTTTGGTTAGCGGAATAACAGGCTTTGGAATGGGCCAAGTGCTAGGAGCAGGAGCAGATGCTGCTAATCAGGGAGTTTCTCAGGCTCTTGATGCTGTAGATGCGGCTCAAGCAGGCGTAACTCAGGCAGCGGGGAATTTAGGTACAGAAGCGGCTGTCAATTTGCCTACTGGGATGGCCGTCCCAGAAACCGCAGGGTATTTAGCGAATGCAGCACCAGCTCCTAATCCGGGCGGCAATCTGGGGCTAAACATTAGCCCCAATCAGTTAGCTCATCTTCAGGCCAAAGATGTTTTAGGCACTCGTATAGCTGAGTTAGACACAGCTCGCGCAGGGATGAGTCCTTTTCAAAGATCGTTAGGTGGCTTTACAGAACCTGAAGGTCTAGCGGCAATGGGCAAAGCTGCAATGAGTCCTCAAGCAATGTTACCGATGGCGGTAGGACTGGGAACTCAGGCCGAAATGGAACAACAGGAATACATGGATGACATGCGTAAGCAGACAGAAGCCGAAGATGCTGCCTATGCTGCTGAATGGCAGGGTGTGCTTGATAACGCGCTCGGTGTTGCTGACAGGTCATCAGGAGGACGTTACACCCCCGGCCTGAATCCTTACGGGCGTGTGTATTCTGCTTCCGGTGGACGTATCGGTATGCAGGAAGGTGGCATGACCTACGAGGACATGATTGATGATGACATCTTTTTTGCCAACAATCCTAATGCGATTCCTTACAACTCTTCTTTTGTAGATAACAGTGCGTTCAACCCCTACGGAGATACCTATGACTCTGGAGGAGGAAGCATTACCGAAGGGAATGATCCTTACACACTCCAGACTGAAGGTGACGATGTAGGTAGTGTGGTTACCAGTACCGCTGCTGACACTGCGGCTGTTCTAGCTCAGGGAGCGCATCCCGCCAATATAACCACCAGCAATGCAGGTGCTGCTGGCGAAGTAGCGAAGGGCTGGGCAAGCCAAATGAAAGGCACTATCGGGGATGTAACTACGGGAATTGACCCCGATACTAACCGTTATTTTGTGACTGCCACACCGGAGACTGGCGCTGAAAGACAGGCTCTCTTGCGCGGGATGCATAAGATAGACCCGCCAAGTGATTATCGTCATGGCTTTGAAGAAGAGTTTTCGTTCTTTGACTACACTGATGAGCGTCCTCTTGACCGTTACCTTGACGCATTCGGTGGCGGCCCTAGTGATTATCTGGCTGGTTTGCTTGGCGTTACTGGCCATTCTGCACCAAGCGCTCCCGGCACACACCCGCTTGCCACTTACACCGAGACAAAGGGAGATCAGTTTAGTGGTACTACAGGCGGCATTAGCAATGAAGATGCAGGGATGGAGAACCTTGAGGCTGACAGCCTACTAGCTGACTGTTATACCCAGATTGGTGAGGGTCAGTACGATGTTGTTAAAGCTGACGCAAATGGAGTTTGCCCTATTGGATACTTTAGGACTCAAGCTCAAGCGGATGCGGCTGCGGCGGCCACAGACACAACCACAACCACAACCACAGATACAACCACAGAAACAGATACAGACACAGATACAGATACAGACACAACCACTGTTACAGACACTACAGACACCACAGACACTGACACCGACACAGATACTACCACTACTACAAATGTCGTTTACGATGCTGATGGCAATGAGTACGAAGTGGAAGGTGGGTGGACGAATGACACTGTAGCTTCCTACTTGGCTGATGGAACTTTGAGCGAGGCTGAGATGGCAGGGATTGCTAATTTGCTGGAGTTAAGCACTGACGAAGGTGATGCAGCGATTATGGGAACCTTTGGTGCTTTTGATGATTCTTTTGGTACGCAGTTTCAGGACTACCTAGATTCACTTACAGACACAGGCACTACAGGCAGCACTATTGTGATACCTGACGGGCCACCTCCCGAAACTTCATGTCCATCACCAGACACCTTGATTAAGTTGAAGGACGGGGAAACCACGGCTGGCGAGTTAAAGGTAGGTGATTTGGTACATACCCAACATGAACATACGTTGGAGTGGGGTGATTGGCCTGTTACTCATGTTGAGATTGTTGAAAATCAACCACGCTTAAAGCTGAGCTTTGACGATAAGGAAATTGTTTGCTCTTGGTCGCATAAGTTTTATGTAGACGGCCATGATGGGGTTGGTCTAAAAACGTGGGTTAAAGCCGAAGACATGAAGATAGGTGATGTCGTAAACGGAAAGGCGTTGCATGGTGTTAGATGGTGGAGCGATGGTGATGTTGTAAAGATTACTGTTGATGAAGCCCACACCTATATAGCAGCAGACTTGTTATCGCACAATAAATTGCCGGGTGAACCACCCCCCGACTGTCCAGCAGGCCACACTGCAAGATGGAGTTATGGGACAGGATGGGCTTGTGTTCCTGATACCACTACAACCACTGACACCACTGACACTACAACCACTGTTACAGACACTACAGACACTACAGACACTACAGACACCAGTACGGTTGATATTGATGATGTAGCATCTGGAAGCATAGCATTACTAGCCACGCAGGAAGATATCAACGCATTGGTAGATGGCGTTGTCGATGGTTCGCTAAGCGCTCAGTCTATTGCCGATCACTATAATGTAGATGTTGATGATGTACAGGACGAGATAAACACTATTCTTTCTAATCGTGCGACTGACGTTGATCAGGAGGGGATAGAGTATCTACTTTCAGAGATTAACGCAGGTAACTTAACCGCAGCAGAGGTAGCAGCGCGGTACGGGCTAACCGAAGCTGAAGTTCAGAACGAAGTAGACCTATTAAACGCACGAGGTGTTGCGGATGATACGGCGGGAGAAGATGCCAGCGAACCGGGAAACCGTGGTGGTCTGATAAGACAGTACATTACTGATACTTTTGGAGAAGGCCCGTATACCCAAGAGCAAGCGCTTCAGTTTTCTCAGGTCGCTATCTCTGAGGGAGTTTCTGCGGCAGAAGTAGCAGAAGCTTTAGGCATGGATGAGGCTGTGGTGCAGGGCTTTTACGACCGAGCTGCTAACCCAGTAGACATGACTGACGCACAGGCTCAGACTGCGGTTATTGATCAGTTGGGTTTGGATGCAGATGTTTATACGGGTGATGACTTTGTTGGTCTTTCAGAAGCAGAGATTAATGAGATTTTTGGTCTCGCCGGAGGGGGCAGGACTAGGCGTTTTATGACCGCAATGGGGCCAGTAGAACTGGCGGCTGGCGGCTTGGCCGATGTTCCTGTTAATGCTGAGTTTATGCAGGAAATAGTTGTCGAAGAACCTACTCCAGAGCAAATGCTAGGCAGCGCTGTGGGTGTAGAAGAGGCGAGCTTTTCTCCAGCAATAGAGGACGAGATTTCTCCGCTCCCTTCTCCTGATGCGCCAGACTATTATGATGAGCTGGTCACCATGACCATTGAGGCGATTCGTGGTTCGATTGACGATGTGGAAGTGGTTAATGCTGTAACCGAGCAGTTTATTGAAGAGTACGGTATTGATAAGTACCAAGAGCTTAGACAGGCTGTGTTACAAGATATCGTCCCTGATGCTCAAACCGAAGGGCTGATTGCTGGCACAGGTGGTGGCATGGATGATGAGGTAATGGGAATGATCGGAACGGATCAGGAAGTTGCCGTGTCTCCGGGCGAGTATATTGTCGCTGCTGATGTGTTGTCAGGACTAGGAGATGGCGATACCAATGCTGGGGCTGATGTGATGGATGAGGTATCTGACAGAGTACGAGCGGCAAGAACTGGAGGGAGACAACCTGCTCCTCTTGACTTGTCAAGGATACTGCCCGTATGAGCGAGCTAACAGTTACCTACGTTGAGCCACACTACATTCAACGAGTGTGGCCTGATGTAAAAGATTACATCGGTACTGCATTAGGCAAGGTTTCGCACAACGAAAAGGCCACTCCCGATTACAGTGTTGATCATGTTCAGTCTTACCTTGTCAGCGGCGATTGGTTGTTAGTTGTAGTGGCTGACAAAGATAAACATATTAGAGGGTGTGCTACTGTTTCTTTCATCAATTACCCCATGAGTAGAATTGCATTTGTAACTTCCATTGGGGGCAAGTGGATAACTAAAAAACCTGAATTTGAAAAATTTAAAACATTGCTACAGGCTCATGGAGCTACGAAGATACAAGGTCTTGGAAGAGACTCTATTGTGCGTCTTTGGAGGCGGCATAGCTTTGAGCCTGTAAATACTTTAGTAGAGGTGGACATATAATGGGTGGCGGCGGCGGCGGACAAAATACAGTTACTACTCAGGTAGAAAAACTACCTGTTGAGCTAGTTCCTTTTTATCAAGACCTTCTGGGTCGAGGCGTTTACGAGTCTTTAACTGGATACGAAACCTATCCTTTCCGAAGGCTTGCGGATTTTGATCCTTACGAAGGCGGCGCTCATGAGGCTTATGCTGAAATGGCATTGGCTGGAACGCCAGAGTCTTTTAGGGAATCACAACAAGCAACTCGCGAGGTAATGGCTGGCAGCCCTTATCAGCGAGCGGTACAAGCTGACGAGGTTACGCAAGAGTTAGCGCGGCAGTTCGGCGAATACGCTGTACACCGTCCTGAGTTTACAGGTGTGGATACTGAATTTGAGCAGATGTCAGATGTAGTGGGAGAAGTTGACCCTGTGACCGGAAGACAGGGAACTGTTTTAGATCGATATATGAACCCTTTTCAGCAGGCTTTTATTGATCGGCAGAAAAGGCTTGCCAGAGAGGAGTCAGAAGGAGCAGCCAGTGAGATTGGTCAGCAGGCAGCCTTAGCCGGAGGGCTAGGCGGTTACCGCGAAGCTGTTATGCAGTCTGAGCGTGAACGAAATTTGGCTAATCAATTACAGGATATTCAGGCTACTGGGGATATACAGAACTTCCAGCAGGCCAGAGAAGCTTTTGAGATGGATAGAGCCGCACGAGAAAGGGCTATGGAGTTTAATCGCAGAGGATTGTCTGAGCAGGCTGAGATTGCTCAACGCGGTTATCAGACTTTAGGCGGAGACATTGACCGTAGACTTGCGGCAGCTCAGCAAGGTGCAGGATTGGCAGGCACTCGACAGGCTATGGAGTTTGATCGTCTTGGTCAGCTCGAAGCGGCTGGAGCAAGGCGCAGAGGCTTAGCTCAGCAGGGTCTTGATATTGGTTATCAGGATTTCTTACGTCAACAGGCGTTCCCAAGAGAGCAGCTCAACCTTTACTCTGGGCTACTCAGAGGTGTTCCTGTAGGGCCGGGACAATACAAAAGCTCTTACGGTGATCAGCCTTCTGGTTTTCAGACTGCCTTGGGTACTGGCCTTGGCGCTCTGGGATTATACGGAGCTACTGGCGGCTGGGGTGGCGGCGGTGGTAACTGGGGAGGTAGTACATGATTGGTGCAATGAACATTATAGAGCAGGAAGACTTTATTAAAGGTCTGACTGATGCCGACCTCCAAGGCGAGGTAAGCAATCCTTCTGGGCAGTTCTATGCCTTTCTGCCTGTGTCTGAACTGGATCGCAGAAACAAGATGCGTGAAGACTACGAAGCTGGTCAGGACGCATCGGCTACTACAATAACGGAAAACGTGCTTGCTTCCAGTATGGGAATGCAACCACCAACGGGGCTTCAATCGCCCCAAATGAGCATGGGTGCGGCCACACCTCAACTTCCCGCAGCGCCCATGCCTTCTGGCGCTCCTGTCCCTGCTACTCCTAACTCCTTTCCATCTTCATTCCCCGCAGATGGTTTTAATCAGGGTTTAGCGGGGGCAGGAGTCCAATACGCCAGTACAGGTGGTGTTGTAGGGATGCAGGGAGCTGGACGAGTGCCACGCTCTCAGCCAGCTTCAGTGTGGGAAAATCTTGTACCTTTCCCTATTGGTGAGAATTATCCTCCTGCGAACAGGTATCAAAGCATTGGAAGAGCAATTTTAGATTCAAGGGGAAAGGACTGGCGCACTTACTCAGATGATTATATTGAGTCATTGGGGAGGGTTCAGGCTCAAGGTTTTTACGATATTCCTGAAGATACTGAGCTAGGAAGCTTAATATCACGCCCCCCAGAACGTGAAGTCGCAGACGACCCTAAAGTTGACCCCGAAGTTCCTTATTGGAAACAAGATGACTACACCCCTCCGTTAGATTATTTAGATGTGCTGGAAGGGCAAAGTCTTACCCCTGAGATAGAGTGGGAGCAAGAAACTGGCCGTGACATTGACGCACTAACTCCGTGGGAGCGGGCTGGAAGCCGAGTTGAAGAGCTGCGTACTCCTGAGCGTTATCCTTATGCTTTTATGTCCGAAGAAGAGAAAATGCGACTCCCTGCGGGCGAGAGGGGCGCTTTGAGGACGCATGAATGGTTCCAAGGATTAGGAGATGATATTACAAGTTATGTGCCAGCGGCGGGTGAGACTGCTTTAGACTTTTTTACTGTTTTGTCTACAGGTGACCCACGCGATCCTGCATTACAACGAGAGGAAATGTGGGAGGCTGCACAAGAAACCGGAGGCAACTGGCGGGAGGGAAGTGATTTGTCAAAACTTTTTGTTGACGATCTTATGGGTTCTGGGGAGAGAGTCTTACAAGATAGACAGGCACGACAAGATGCAATCGAAGATATGTACGCCACAACAGGAGAGCAGGCTAGACCTGATGAATTTCCAAGTAGAAGCGGGGCTTTTGACTTGGAAATGATAAATAGACAAGGAGATGACCCTCTATTGGATACCGATGAGTTAAGAGACTTGATTAGTTACTCTCCAGAAACTGAGCCAGACGGGTGGTTTCAAAGAAGTGTAGAGAATTGGTTAGGTACTCCAGAGGAGTTCGGCGAAAATCTTGATACGTTTGGCAATACTCTGTTGAATAAAGAGGGTACGGGTATAATTGACCGTTTTGCAGACTGGATTAGGGACGGCTCAGCGGAACCCAAGGAAGGTACAAGTCACAATGCTCAAGCAGAAGATACAGAAAGAGCTATAACGGAATATACGGGTATGGCCTCTATGGCTCCGGTAGCCACTTCTGGTGGTTTAAGCTTAGATGAAGCTGAAGGAGAGGGATTAGAGATAATCGACCTAGTAGGCGGCACTTCGGATAACGAGGTGATGGATATGCTGTTAAAGGAACACGCATCCTTTGGTGATGCCCAAAAGGAAAGTGCAGAAAGTTTGCGCTCGCTGATTGCCCAAAATCGGGCAGAAACAAAAAGTCGTGCTTTTAATCTGGGTATGGCAGCTCTTGGTGCTGGCATTGCTAAAGGCGATATGGGCGCTGGAATGGATGAAGCCGTAAAAGTGGCAAGCAATACTTTAGCAAGGGGTGAGGCAGCGGTGGCTCCGTTAGAAGCTGCGGCGGTTACAGAAAAAAGCCAAAGCTCTAGGGATCGTTTGGAGTCATTGGCTCAAATTGCCAGAGCTGACGCTGGCTATAGACAGGTTAGGGCGCAACTGGCTCGCGAAGGTGGTTTAACCGCTAGAAATTACAATACGTTAAAGGTTGCTACTATGCGAGCAGTCGAGAACTTAATGGAGGGTACTTATATAGAAGGAACCGAAACCGCCGCAGGAACAGTCCAAGTTTTTAATGAGTTGATGAATATGCTGATGGGTGATGTGGGCACTCTAATGGACACGCAAGCTGATTCCTATCAAGGTCAGCTCGTAAGAAACCCAGAAGGATCAACTAGCACATTTAGATATGTGGTTCCGCAGTCCTAATGCCGCAGGTAGTTGAGGTAATACAAGGAGGTCAACCTACTCAAGTAGAGTTTCCTGATGACATGTCACCAGAAGCTATTGAGGAAGTTCTACGCCGTGAGTTTCCTTCTGCCCCTGCCACACAGCAGGGGTTTTCTTTGTCTGGCGTTCCATCGCAGCGTGAGGCTGTCGATGATCCTTCTGCTCGCGATAGCACTATTAGGGATGAGTGGACGCGAGGGGTTGAGCGTTTAAAAATTGATTACCCTGCTTTTGCACAATCTTTTTCCAATCCTGAAGAGGCGGCCTTAGAGGCGATAGCTAAAGGTGATGAGGTTGCTGCGCGGTTAGGCAGGCCAGCAACGATGGCTGACGTTATGACAGCTTACGAGGAGGAAGGCGTTGTTGGGGCTGGAGGAGAAGTTCTTCAGGCAATCCCTAGAGTAGTAGCTTCACAGGCTCCAAATACCCTTGCTTATATGACTGGAGCATTTGGAGGAAGCAGGTTGGCTGGTGGTCTTTCCCGCCTTCTAGGGATGGTTCCTCACCCTGCGGCTAAAATTGCAGGGGGTGTTATAGGCGGTGCTTCCGCAATTCTGCCACAGTTATTTTCTCAAAATATTCAGCGGCAGGCAGAAACTGATATTGCAGAAGGCAGACCTGTTGAAATTGATACTGAAAGCGCAGCTTTAGCTGCGGCTGCTCAAACAGCAGCGGAAGGTTTCGGTACTTACATGACTTTTGGAAGGTCTATAATTTCCAGAATACTTGGAATTACACCTAA